AAAAAAGTATAGTCAAATACCCCAACGATTTTACATGTCAAAATTAACACCATAAAACTAACCTCCATTTCCTTACACAAATAATACTCCCATAAAACAATACAAAATCAAGAACAAAAATTAACACCAAAATGAACACCGTTCACCTGGCCCACCAAGCACCACCACTCTCTATCACAACACAAACCACCACACCAAAACTCACCCCACCTCAACACACCAAAACACATACCACGCAATCACACACCAACAAACACAGCACAAAACAAACCACACCCAAGCTTTCCAATTATTCATAACGAAAATACCTCCATAAAAACAAGTAATAAATAAAGCACTATTAATTATAGCTAATATCGGATATAATGAAACTACCACATAAGGAAAGGGGGAAAGATGAAACAGTATACAGTGGCTTATATCAAGAATGGTGAAGAGTATGCGTATGATAATTATATGGTAGGCGCTACTATTTCCGAAATTCTCGAAGTACTCACCTGGGAGTTTAACCGTTACGGCGTAGACTATGACGAGATCGCTATATGCGAAATGGATAGCGATGAGCCTACTGTCTATTATGAGGTAGTAGAGATCGATGGCAAGTATCAATTAGAAGCATAGGGAGGGAATCATGTGCGTCTTAAAAGCAATGGGTGAACGTATCAGTAACGGGGAACTTGAAAAGCATGTAATCTTTATTATCGCACCAACCATTAATGAATGTTTCGAAGAATTAGTTAAGTATAAAAGCACAAGCGATTTATATATCAAAGTTGATAGTATCTACTTACCTTAGGAGGAAAAGATGAAAGAGTGTAGAATTGACTACACAATTTAGGGTCACTATTGCGATTCATATTTATCTGTAGAAATTAAAACATCCAATAACGTGAAAATACCAGAGGAAGCATTTAATAAAGCTATAATGACCGCAATGAACTACTTACTCGAAAACCTAGAAACAATCGACCAGGAAGAGCCCGCATAGGGCTCTTTTTATCTCAAGTTCAGCAGTTTACACATCTTAAAATAATTCTCACGCAATACAGGGCTTTCGAACCGTACTACCCCGTTAAGATATAATCTTTTCAACGTGCGTATAAATTCACGAGAATTTTCTACCGCTATCATGTTTAAGTCATAATCATCAATAGTTAACGCAATAACTTGTTTATCAGACGGTACTTTATCATTAATGAAATAAATGAAACTACTCTCATCATACCAACAAGCGAAAACATAATCGTTAAACTTAAACCCGTACCTATATTTCGCCGTCGAGGGCTTTTTAGCTATGAATTTGTCGGTTGCATTAGTAAACTTATTGCCTGTAATATAATCGCCGTACTTAGTACCATCAGCAATGGCACCGCCTATAGTATTCAACGATTCGTCTTGGAAAGCCTCAGGAGGTACATAGTCAATAAGCAATACAATATCGGCACCATCTTTTGTTTTACCCAATTTATATTGAGTGTATCCCTTTTTAGGCTCATTGCTGATATGCAAAAACCTAAACAGCGGGTTTACGATATTACAAGAGTTTGTTAACAAGAAAAATGTTACATCCCGCCTTTTACGTGAGATTGTAATAAGCAATGACAGAATAGCCCCAACCTCATCAACCAAATAACCAGGCGGTCTATTATTTTCGCGCAAGTATTCATCCCAAACGATATACTTTACTTTCGGAAATGGTACACCCTTATAATCTTGATAACGTGAAGCTATTAAGAGATAACAGAACGTTCTCCACTCTGGCTTTTCCTTATCCTTAGTTCGTTTTGCAATTTGATATTCAGACCCTACAAGTCTAAAAACATAATCCTTGAACTCTGCATCGGTTGCCACATCTGAAAACACGTACTTTTTAACAGCCTTTAATTCTGGCTCGTAACGCCTGATATAAACGCATTCCTCACCGTGTTTGATAAACCGCTTAACACAATGCTTAAGCGTGGTGTATGTTTTTCCGATAGAACGGGCACCTGCCACCATTACAATGTTTGCATTGTACGAAAGTGCCTTATTTATGTTCCAATACTTAGCCATAGTCTATATATTAACATACCGCCTTATCTGCCAACTATTCCAGTTGTAATTGCCCGCGCAATAAGCATTTGCATCTTCTCGTAATTTCGGACCCTGTCCCGAACCATGTCCTATGCATTGGTTATTGCCTATATACATTTCTACGTGAGTTGTATTAGAGCCGTAGCCAAAAATAATCAAATCGGCAGGCTGCATCTTATCCTCTGGTAGATTACCACCACTGCCCGTTGCTATCTGTTGCCCCTGTTCAGCTTGCGCACCTGTCCAGGTACCAATCTCAAGACTACAAACTTTTTGGTAGCAATACCAGCAAAACCCGCTACAGTCGGTATAACCCGATGTTTCAGGTGATAATCGCCCAGCGCCCTGGCTATACTGAAACTTTCCTAAACAACTTTTTGCAAACTCTACTAATTGTTGCTGTGCTTCGGTGCCTGTAGCATTACCGCCGCCCGTGTTTCCACCTGTAATTGCTTCACCTGTATTGTTAAGTGAGGGCTTCCAGGTCTGAGGCGAAACAGGGACACATATAAGCCCGTTTTCGAGCCCATCGGTGCCATATATTGTAAGCGTATTATTATAAAGTGTTATATGAGATATAACATTCGCTAATTCTTGGGTTCCGCTATTCTCTCCGCCCTCTCCTGTACCCGCGCCGCCGTTTTGCCCGAAATCAGGCGGCATGCTCTCACCGTCCCATTCGTTCAAACGATTGTAAACGGTAGTATAGCGGTTGCGATATTGCCCCAATACTCCGTTATTAAGGCATACCTGATAAATTCTATCAAGAGTAGCACTACCCCCCGCCGTTGTCACTACTTTGCCAGCGCTTCTCGGGCTTTGATGGTACATGCTCATCGCAAAAATTAAGGGCTTGGGGTTATCTTGCGACAACCCCCACCCCTCAAGCGTTGATATATACCCCTCAAAATCAGTTATCGCCTGGTTTTCTTGCACGATATGTGATTCAGTCGAGGCGAAAGCGTTTGAAACACTTTCGCCCTCCGTCTGATTTAGATATCGTGCGTTCCAATAGCCGCTATTTTGATCGTTGCTTGATAACGAACTCTTCAAGCTATCAGCCAACATTTCAAAATCAGTCGGGCGCTCTGATTGCATACGGTTTAGCAATGCAGCGGCGCGGGTGCCGTACCATTGCATCATGCCAATAGTAATTGGATCGTTATAATTAACGGATTGCCAATTCCAATTACTTTCTACTTCACCTATTACATACATGGCATAGTAGCATATTGTTCTTGTATCAGGCATTATTTATCACTAATAGGGCTCAAGTTTAAGTCTTTAACTGTTAACAGCGGTTGCATGAACGATATATTAAATGCACCGCTAACTGTGAATTGTTGGTCTGATGACGGATACAAATAAAATTTTCCATCAGTCCCGAGAACAACCCCTTGCGTACCGAAAAAATTATATCCACTACCATCTTTAAATGCGATAGCTACACTATTGTATTCGATAGCAGTTGTTGTTGGTATTACTAGGTCGGTTATGAATTGGAAGCCATACATAGTAGTTCCTGGTATAGTTTGGCGGGTGGCATTTCCAGTATGAGTTATTGACCCAGCCAGTTTAATTAGCGATTTATCGGGGTTGTAAAATATGTAAATAGATTGACCGGAATTTACTGAAAAACCGCTAAATTGAGTTACTTTTTCAACACTAAAATTAAAAAGTGAGGATAGGTAATTTTTAGTGCGGGATAAATCGCTATTAGTAGATTGTAAGCCACTTTGAAGCGTGCCGATATTGTTATTAGCAGTCTGCAAACCAGATTGCAATGTAGAAATGTCACCGTTTGCAGTTCTCATCTGTGATTGCAGCGTAGTAATCTGTGTTCCTTGCGAACCTGTTAAAGTCTGCAAAGCGCTAATCTGACCCTGCATCTCTGTAATGTTTTCTGTTGGCACAAGTCCCGCAACCTGTGCAAGTGCTGCATCGGTTGCATTTGCGAGTGCGTTATAGTCGGTTACTAGATCGAAAAGCGCCGTGTTTTCAAGCGTTGGCAATGAATAGTTAGTAGTAGCCATTGTTTTAATCCTCCTCAATATAGGCAAGTGCACCGTACTTCTTTAAATCGGCCCAGGTATGAATAGTCTTGGGGGTTGACGGTGTATATATTGTATCATCAATCGTGTAGGGCTTGCACCGCGCTAGTACTTGCTCAAAGTTGCCAAAATCAATCAAATCAAGCAGCACCGCAGAATAAATTGCAAGCTGGTATAGTGTCCAATCATGCAAAGCAGTAGTCACTTGCGAATAGGTCATCTCACCGTATTTAGTCTTAAATTCAGCGTAAGTTGCCGCGTAAGGCCGCGCCACATTAAACAATTGTTTATTAATATAAGGGGCGTAGCGTTTATTACCATCGACCACAGGGGACAACCACATACTAATACCGGCATAGATGTTAGTAATGCGTTCATCCAGTTCTTCGTAGTTTTCCGCTATCTGATTTTTCAAAACGTTATATAACGCGTCGGCATATTCTTTAGCTTGCTCTAAATTATCAGCTAGCCCCTCATCAAGAATAGATTGAGAAATTGCTTCATCGTTTATTTTTAGAATCGCCTGCAAAAGCCACTGAATCTGATCTTCGAGACGAATTGCGTACTTCCAACTTGGCGGCAAGGGATACTGGTATCCCTGATACGCAAAATCAAAGTCGCTCGGATAATTAAGCATGCTCATTTTTGCGATACCTCCTTTACTAATATACCTGTATAAAGCACGGTTCTAAGACGCCGAAAACTATTTGTAGTGCATTGTTCACACCTGATAGCCACTCACTTAACGCCGTTGATACCATGTTATTAATACCATAATGCGTTGCTTCAGTAGTAGCGTTATTGGTGTTAGTACCTGTCGATTGTGTAACGTTGGTGGCGTAATTTTCGCCGCCGTCCTCATACAATCTATTTTGCGGTGTGTTAGAAAAAATCTGTTCGCTTTCGTTTCCTGCATTGTTGGTTGTGGTCGATTTATCGCCCGTCATATAAGACAACCAGGTTTCGTCTTGCGCCGCTTTTTCAAGCGCAATAAAAACGGGATTGATAGCGGACATGTTTTCGTCTAATGTGCGGTTTAAGAAAAATACAAATTGTGTTGACGTTTGGGCGCTTATTTTTCTATAACGAAAATGATTGATAATTTTTTCATTCAACCATTCGCGCTTGTTTTCATCCCAGATTGGATAATCTTGCATACCCAAATCATAGCCGTACAATCTTAATACACTGTCGAGGTCGGGCGTTTCATAGTAATTATCATAACTACCAGCTACTAACATTTTATAACCACCCCTCATTTCCCGTTAAGGTTGGGTAACGCGCGTCGTCTGGTTCTGCCATATGGGGCACCGCCCACGATACACTAATAGGCTTCTCCAGCTCAAAGGTTCTATTAGCTTCTTCACAAAAGCGTTCGCGACACATTAAACGAGAACGGCGCAAAAGCATAATTTGCTCATTGTTGCTCATTGCTTCTTTTGTTTGCACGCGTTCGCGCTTTTCAGTGTTGGAATTATCCGCACCGAAAATGGTCATTGCCAGGTCAAGAATTTTCTTTTGGTTATTAAAAATATCTTCCGCAATGTAGGGTGCTTGCGTCTGCATAACCTCAGGCATTCCCGCGCCTGGTGCGTCATTTACATATAATACCTGGTCATTACGCTCAAGCTTAGAATATAACTCCTGGTTTGACTTTAGAGCCTGCTCCGTTGTGCGCATAATATAGGGCGTGCGTTGCGCGCCCGTGTTGAGATCGGCTATAGCGTCATACTTTGCCAAACGACGAGCGAAATACTTAATATGAGAATTGAGCGGGGTACGGCGCATGTTGTCGAACCCTACTACACAATCGCGAGGGCGATACGTTATTTCTTCCCCCTCTCCTGCGATTCCCCAGGGCTGATTGTGTCTAATCCAGGTACGCCCTACAGGGCTTACTAGGGTCACTTCGTTTGGGTTGTAATAAAGATTGTACGTGTCAACGGGCGTACACTGTGCAAACAAAAAACCGCCACTTTCCTGAAACAGGCCGCCCATTCCCCAATTCAAAAAGATAAATTCTAATGCGCGGGGGTCAATTCCAGCGGGTAAGTTTTCCCACTTAAAAGCTGCAAGGGCGATATTACTTAAATAATCTTCCCAGAACATGAACGCCTGGTTATCGTAGTATTCATATTTATTGGAATACTTTTCGCGTATCCAATTGCGCCCTATTGCCATATCTGATAGCGGAATAGGGTAGTCCGTCGGGTACTCTCCAGGTTTTAATTGTTTAGTCATACAATACACCCCCTAACGGTTCATTATCTGCAATATCTATATTACCAATTTTCGTGGCATCTCTCCACACGGTAACGCCTTTTTCAAAAATACCTCGTAGCGTTTCTTTTGCGCCCTCGTCGGCTTTCGAGCAGTTGAGATACACCTCTTTACATTGCCAATAGGTAAAGTTTTCCATGCAGTTAAGATTATCAGGCAAGGCCATAAACTCGTGTATTGCGTATCCGTAGCGAAGAAAATACTCACCGACAACGTGTTGCATATTGCTATTGATATTTTTGAAACGAATCGCAATTTCGAAAATTCCGTTACATAAATTAAAGCCGTCGCCTCCTTGCTGTCCAATAACGCTAGGCTGTGACAAGGCCATATCTTGAACGGTTGCATTAATTCCGGCGATTGCATTCTGGTAGTCTCCTTGCGCCGCCCACTGTGCAAGGTCGGCGTTTTGTGTTGCGAAGCCTGATTGTAAGGCCTGGTTATTATTGAACTGTTCGTTTGCCGCCCAATAGTCAACTCCAGCACCGACTAATCCCATGACCGCGCCGCCATAGTTTCCGCCTGCAAGATTGCCCACGGTGCCCAATGCAGCGTTTGCAATTCTGCTTGCGTTTTGAACATCCATGTTTGCTTGATTATTAGCCAACTGTTGCTGTGCTTGGCTATAACTTAGTTGTGTATTCGCGTTTGACTTGTTAAGTGCCCAACCAGCACCGCTATATTGCCAATTGCGAGTATTTACTGTTGTCGCCTGATAAAGAATGTAATTGTCGTTAACGATGCTAAACGTTGGCAAATTGTTAAACCATAGGGCATTGTCTATATAATTTTCGGGGCGATAGGTGCCCTCTCGTCTTGGATTGGTGTCATCCAAAACAAAATAATAGTATTCTTCGTCACTTGGCAAGTTGCCATTAACTCCTACATCACTACCATAGTAAGGCACATAAAACGCAAGTCTCATATAAGGCGGTGCAGCACATGCAACTTGTCGCAAGGCTAGCGCGTTTTCATTGGTTAATTCAGGTTTTAACAATAAAGGGCTACCAGTATAATTGGTTAGTTCAATTACTGAATACGGATAACATAACAACTTTTTTAGGTTTTTATAGCGATTATTTATAGATTGCCCTAGCCTATCAGCTAGTGAGCGTCTGTCACTCCAAAACTCCCCCTCATCGGGCGTGGTGCCTAAAAATCTTGCGTTTACACCGTTTAATTGCACATCGGGGCCATCTGTGAGAAATGCCTTTGGAAAAAGCGTGACAGATAAAATCGTACGGGCTACCCAAGGTGCCTCGCGCAACCGTTCGCACAAAATCTTATAATCATCTGAGCTTAATTCGTAGACGTTGCACGATGAAATAATACCATCGGTAAATTGCCCATCTGATGTTCTAAAAGAGGGATTAGTAACAGTGCCCCAATCGGCGGCAAGGTCGCCCGTTGATTGGACAATCAACGAAAGACCGTTTAAGTTTTCCGATCCTTCCGACCGGTTAATCGATAAATTAAGTACTTGCACATCCGATATATTGTATTCGTTGCCAATATCAAGCGATTCTGGCACAGAGCAATACCGCCGCCATGTATAGGGTGCGTTATTGTTTGCAACGTTGCAACTTGCCTGTATAGCAGCGTGACCACGCACTACAAACGCTTGACTTATTCGAAAATTGAATAAATACGTTTGAAACACATCTAATTGTAACGTGATAGCCGTAGTAGACGGATTAACCATAGCAACGCTTGTTATAAAGTAATACAGTTTTGGTGGTGTTAATTCACCCGGCACGGGCTGTTCAGGGTTTTCAACAACGCAATAATTATAGGTATAGGCTGCACTATACGGCAGTCCTAAATTGATTGGTTCGTTAGGTTTTAAGTATGAATAATTTTCAAGAATTAACGAATCACTATTAAGTGACGCGAAATAGTTATCCCTCGCTTCTTGGTCGGCAAACGATACTACATCTTTATATGACGAGTCCCACGTCACGCGGCAGAGCGTAACGCGGGACTGTGCTGACCATGAAGAGGGCGTGAATGCGGTTTTCATTTTACCCCCTTAATAATTTTAACCTGCGGAATAGCCTACCTTGTGAAGTTCCAAGTTAGCAAGCTTAGTATTATTAGCTGCTGCGTAAGCCGTAATGTTGAGTGTTTCATACGTGCTATTACGTGATACGTGTAATACATTCTGATCGTCTACATACGTGCCAGTATCAGGGCTAATAACGTTAGGAGTTGGTGCGCTGGTATCAGTCGGTGCGGCCGCGCTCATATCAGTAATGAGGTAAAATACCGCTTCATCTGTTGAGGTATCACTATAGGTTACCTTTGGAGTAAGCTCAATTTCTGCGCCTGGTTCAAGAACTGCTTTATCGGCTACCGTATTAGTAAGTGCAAGGCTAACACTCGTTACCGTCTTAGCGGTAACGGAGCCCAAATTATCCTCTTCCGTGGAAGAGAACAAAAGCATGTTGCGCATATCAGATAACGCATAAGTGCCCCAATGGTGCAAGTAACTAATCCAATCACGTGTACGCGGATTATAAATAGTATCGTTTGCTACGAGATTATCAGCACAAATGTAAGCACTAGCATCAATAAGTACCGCTTGGGCACCTGCAATGTCAAAATCATCGACTACGATGGTACGGTCGGCGATGAAATTGGCTTTATCCATATGGAACGCTGCTGCCAAAACTTCTACGTCGAAATAAGCAAAGAAAGCAGGTGTACCCAGAATTACCAGCTCATCGCTTGATACGGGCATATGCTTAGGGTTGTACTGCGTCTTAATAAAATCGCGCATCATTAAATAATGCTCACGCATAGCCACCGCAATTTCTTTCCCGGCTGCTTCTTTGTCGCTGGCTGTTGCAATGTCGGGTACCTTAACAGTTGGCATAGTCCACGCGTCATGTGCACCCTTTACCAGATTTCGCATAATCAAATATTCGTCCCACTGATCAGACTTCAAAGGCATCGCCAAAATGTCATTAATCATGGAGGACAAACCGCCATCATTTACAAAAGCTTGACGCAACTGGTCGCGATTGTAGCGCATCGGGTAAACGTCTTGACGGTTGACGCTGTAGTAATTTGCCTCAATATCAGGCTTAGGCGCGCCAAACGGATTAGTATTATTCGCGTCGTAGCGTTCGGCCTTGATTAATCCGCCCTGAATTTCCTGGATAATACCGCCGAACTGCTGTTCGCCTCGCTTCAATGGTGCTAGTGAATTGCGGAATGAATTCGTTTGGAAGACGGTTAAACCAATACGGTTTACCAACAAATCGCAAAACTCATTCATGATTGGATTATAAGCGTCCATTGTTTCAAAAATGCGTGCAATGTTGCCGCGCGTTGCTGCAGGAATGCGTTCCTGATAACCCGCCGATGCTTCACTACGTACCATATTAAGCACTTCGGCGTTGGATAGTGTCAATTTTGATGACATTAGTCCTCCTTTAACAAATTCTCTTTAACTTTGTCTTCAATAGTTAATTCTTCGTCTTCCTCTGGGTCTTCCTCTTCCTCGGTCTTACCAGTTTCAGCCATGATTAGTTCGTAATTTTTGGCTTTTAAGTCGGTGTTTTCACGACGCAATTCTTCTATTTCCTGGTTACGCTGTTCAATCAATGCTACTTGACCATCGTTATATCATGTAAACGCATCATTGATATTTGATAGATAGGCTGGGTAGTCCTCAATCTCATCTGTGATACCCGCTAGCAGCTCGAAAATGTCCACTTGTTTACCTCCTAAAATAAAAGGGCTATTGGTAATAATTATATACCAATAGCCCATATTTTTACAGATAGACCATACCGAGAAAGAGCTGAGCCAGGGACAAGGAGCTATATCACCAATAGCCGTAAGGCTTAGTCGCATGATGATACTTTACATACTACTTATAATCGGCGGCGCTATCTGTATAAACAATCTTACCATTTTACGCGTTATCGTTCAACCAACGCTGCCATGCGCTCGCTGTGTTCTGCCCAAGAATGCCATCAACGTCAACGCCTAGAAACTTTTGCATTGCCTTGACGGTTTTAATTCCCATGAAGCCGTCATCTTTTACACCAAATAATCGCTGCATTGCTCCTACTAAGTTAGAACCGTTACCACCGTTGTAATTGATCGCGCGCGAATCAATGCGCGGATAGTAGCGCTTTTGTTTAGGGTCTTGATTGGACATTACCCCGTCTACAGGAGTACCAAAATAACGTTGTGCCTTTTTGTTGGTGTTTACTCCAATCCAGCCGTCAATGGCCAGATCATCGGAACCACCCGAAACAGTAGCAGAAGTTGACGAGCCATTATTAGCAATTTCGCTAAACGGAAAATTGACGCCTGGGCAATCAGTAGCGCATACATCTTTGTGACGTTGAACCGTGCTAATTCCGTATTTGCTCTTGAGATATGAAACGAGTTCAGCGCCTGCGTTTTTCTGCGTATCGCCCATAGTCTCGCTCATAAAATCGCCCTCGAAACATACCCCCAGCGAATCGGAGTTAGACCCCGACGCATGCGCGCCCACTTTATTTTCGGGGCGCAAGCGGTAAATTTTTCCGTCCTTACGAACTAGGAAATGATATCCAGCGCCAGACCAGCCATTATTAAGGTGCCATTGATGAATCTGTTCGGCTGTGCATGACTTAGCCGCCGCATGATGCAAGATTATGCGAGTAGTGCGAGATCGGTTAGACATCGCCTTAAAAGACAAATTGGTTTCTATAATGTTTACTTTCATTATTCTTCCTTATTATCGGTAGTATTCTCACCAAAAAGCGATAAAAATTTGCTTGTCTTTAATTCAGGATTAATTTCACCTAAGTTTTCCAAAATGCTTACTATTTCGGTGCACGAGATATAAACGGCTACAGCCATATATACCGCCCCGAAAACATCAGGCAAGCCCAAAATAGGCATTGACCACTCGCAGAGCCAGCCCAACAATAGCGCAAGAATAAAACTTAGCTTGTGCATAAGCCCCTCACGCATTTTCGTGCTTGATAGCTCGCTTTCGATAACTGCTTTTACAATTCCTGTCACAAAATCAAGAATTATAAAAAGCATCACAACTAAGGCCGCATATAATTCAACTTGCATATTTACCCCCTTATAGTAAACGGTCTTTCCTCAAGTATAACCCCGCCCTTAACTAGCTTAGGCACCAATTTATAACATTCTTTTGATAAGTATTTTTTATCGAAGCTATTCATATCATGAATAAGTTTAATGTCATTAGTAAAACCTATCTTAAAATCATCAAAGTTCATTACATCTTTTAACCCTTGCGGCATACCTGCGCAGGTGTAACTATAATCACCATTATCAAGCTGCACTGCATACGTTTTAGGCCTGATAAAACGGCACTTCTTGAAACGGTATTCGCAATCAAAATATCCCAATTTCTTTGGGTCTGTTTCTAACCAATCGGGCACATCGCCAAAAGCTTTTATGCTGTCGGTATCGCTGTATATATAATTATCGCCAAACTTTACGGCGGTTCTTATTAAATAGTCGCGCGCGTAAGCGGTAACAAACGATGCAATAGGGATATATACAGGGTCGCGGTCATCACCGTCTACCAGCTTGTAATGAACCGCATCATCTTCTAAAACGGGTATTTTCTTGCTTCCCTGTATCTTTTGCCCGAACTTACCATACAGCGAATTATTGCACAATTTCGCTTGAAACCGTTCCCCAGGATTGGTTGCGTGCGTCTTATTGTAGTTATTTATATCTATATAATCATCAAATAGCCCGTATTGACTACTGAACTTATAAGCGCCCAAAAAGTCGATTATATTCAGGTCATACATATCACGCATAAGTTCCAAATCTACACTAGTAAACCATCCTATCAAGGGCTCCGTAATGTTTCTCTGATACTCTCTAGGATTGAACTTAGGATTGTCTTTAATCTGTATACAGGGCAAACAACCAGGCTTTAATTTTGCGGTGTATTCAATACAGGCAACAAAAAGCCCGCCCAATTCTTTTTCGTTCATAACAAATTCAGGCAACCCATAGGGATATGACTTATAGCGCATCTGGTAGGGATACATGCTATTTACATCTAGCGATACACCGTCTTTAATATAAGTCTTGTTTTGATGTATCGGATTAACGTAGACGTATCCGCCCCTATAAGACTTGCGTATATCGTGGTCGGCTCTTTTTGGTAACATCGGAAACAATTTATTGAACTTCTTTCGTTCGATTAAATCTTTATAGACCGCTAAACAATCCGCCGACGTGGTGAGTTTCGTTCCCATTTTAAGACGTTGTTCTAAAACTTGCGCTAATATACAAACATCACGCCGCAAGTAGTCCAATTCTTGCACGGTCAATTCATGCCCAGATGGTCGGTAAAGACTATAGTCTATTTCGCCTTTTGACATATTAAGATGATAGGTATTGGCTGCTTCTGCAAGGGACATAGTTACTTTTTTAAGGCTGTCGGCAAAAACTATTTCCTTATCCATCGCGCGAAACTTAATTGAATAGAACCGTCCCATATCATCAATGAGCGTGCTTAGTTGCATATTGTCATTTATCTGATCAACGTGCTTAAAATCGTGCCTTAGCAGATAGTCGATTATAAATTTTCCATCAAATGCCAAATTATGAAACCATATGCGGGCCTTATTAAAATTTAGAATTGTGTCTATAAAACTTTCGATTGATACCCCGTAAATAAAACTATTGTTATCTCCTACTAGGCACAAGCCCCAAGCCCATACAGGGTTTTTCGCAACTCCCTCTTCGGTTGTGTTGGTTTCAAAGTCGGCTGCGTACTCTGCATAATCCATGATGCTATATATTCTTGACGATCTTCAGCATAGACCATACAACGTCATAATTATCGCCTTTGGTTTCCTCGGCAACGCTAGAATGCCCCTTGTCATAGTCTCGCTGATAGCGATAAACCGCCGTCAATGCATCAAAATCGGTATAGTGATAAAGGTAATATATTTGGTCATCATTTAAGTTATTTAATATGTTGGCTAATTCCTCGGTTAAATAGCCTTCATCGCTTAAACGATTAGTAACTGATTCTATATAACCCCTGTTCTGTTTCGTTAAGGCTTCATCTGTTTTAGGAGCATTTTTAACAGAACGGTTGTAAGCTTTAATAGCATTTTCTAACTGCTCTAATGACTTAAAAGGGGTATTACGCGGTTCTACTTGTGCCACTAGATTTTCTGCACCGCCGCGCCCAAAATCTTCTCGGCTAATCTTTTCTGGTAAATTCTTAGTGATCGATTCAATGGCTGCTACTACGTCATCGGGCTTGTTTAGTTCCACATTTTCCTTAATTTTTTCAAGCCTTGCACGGCGTCCTGCCCTGATTATATTTCTCTCTGCTTCTACAATGCGGTATTCAAAAACTTTTTCATAAGGTAGAGCGATATTACTGTTACGTTGCAATACGTAATTAAGCGACTTACCCTGTGTCTCAATTCGATTTTCACGAGAATTAAATTCTCGCAATTGTCGTGCATAGGCGTTCTGTTCACGAACACTCATACTCTGCACTTCTTCCCAACTTTTAACAGGCACCGTCATTTGATTTATTTGAGCGTTCGTGATTCCTTTTTTACGTAGGCGGTATAGCTTGTTACGCGCGTTTTTCTGCAATCGTGATAATTCTTTTTTGGTAATAGCCATACCGCACCGCCTAAACTGATAAATTAAGCCCCTCCCCAGTTGAGGGGTAGGGGCTACCAATAACTAGAATTTATAAAACGTATTACATATCCAAATAGCGATAAGTTCGACCGTTGCGCGTTGAACGTGTTTTGGTCACTACCTTAATTGGATGTTCCCATGTCTTAGGCATTCCATAAGAGTTAATAAGTGCCTTTACTGATTCGTATACACCCAATGATGCGGAAAAATAGCACTCTCCCTCTTGATCGATAAGGATAACGGCGGGATTGTCTGTCTTTTCGCCCTCTTCGTCACCACCGATAAAAGAAGAAGTGGTGAATGCGATGTCTACAATGTCAATATAAGTTCCGTCCATATCAGACAGGGGCGCGGCGGTATTCTGCGCCTTGAATAAACGGCGCTTATCCTCATCGGTTTCAACGTCGAAAGAGGTCACAATGCCGTAAGCCTTTACGCCTGTTCGGATTGATTCATCAAACGAAAGAGTTTCATTAGTTTCACGAATGAGTGCGAGTGATTCAGCCATTGTTAGTTCTCCTTTACGGTAGCATGTTTAATAAATTCATCTTCGGGCATTTCAAAAACTTTTTCAGTCTTAATAATGCCCTTGAGCGTTGCGAAACTGTTTCCCGTTTCAGCACGTACCATTTTCAACAATCGCATGTCTGAAATAGGCTTACCCGTGTAAGTATATACGCCCAAATCTTTTTCACCATCGGTGATAGTTGCTTTTACTTCTACAAACTTTTTGCGAATCTATTTATTCACCCCCCTTGCCCTGTGTCTTTATTCATAAAGCGCCTAACCGCTTTACAACACTCTTTATATATACTGTCGGTATCGTAAGCTATAATGCGTTGTTTGCTCTCAACTCTGCGACCTAGTTTATCTCTGTTTCTCATAACCAGTATAAAGCGAGTTTCATAATAGGTATAATCAAATGCAGTTATGATTTTGATAAATTCGAGTGATGGAAAAGTAAGCTTAAGTGCTTTGTTTACTTCGTTTGTATCTACCATATAAACCAACTCGAAATAGGTATTGAAAAGAATAATAGAAGCGTTAGTGTTATTAGTGCTTTATCTAAGACACTCATTTTATCACCTCACTAATCATGTTACAAAGACCAATTAGCACTCAAAGCTTCAAAACCATAGTACGGGCATGCACCACCTCTAAAATACACCCATAAACAACGTTTACCTTTATAATACCCAGAACTAACTTTTACTGAATAAAATTTACCATGCCTCAAACCTATAGAACCATCTTCACCAA